CTCCGCTGACGTTATCGTATATCTCCCCAAATCCAAGCCAGAATTTTGCTACTGAATTAGTGTTTCTTATGATTCCGTTTGTATTAAACGAACCTAAGTCATAGGTAACATAGTCTTTTACCACGTTAGCCACATCCAAATTAATCGTTCCCACTCCTACTTGTTTGGGATAAGTCAACCTTGCCACAGGATTAGTCTGCCCGCTCACGTTCACATCCACCAAAAACTGAAAGTTAGGTTGAGTAGAGTTGCTCGAACTCACATTGAAGACGATTTCATTATAGGCGTTCTGCCAATCGTTTGGACTTGTTATAAGTGTTATTGCCATTGTTTAATATTATTTGACATTACCGTTGTAATCTGTTTACCTAATGCCTTACTTAGTGCTTGTGTATAATCGTTTACTACTTGCTCCGATATTGCGTTCTGAATAAATAAAGTCGGCTCGATGCCTTTGCGTTTAATCGCCACTCCCATTGCATAAGCCATTTTACTCTTCTCGTCTATCTGGGCTTTTTTGCGTTGGGTCTTAGTCAAGTCCCTTGTTTGTGAATATCTCGATTGAATCGGAACTCCTACCTTGCTAATCCACTTCATCAAAGACTTTTGAAAAGCAGGGCTAACGGTTTCTTTTTTGAAGGAAAATGGAGAGTTTAACTTTCTTCTTGTTCCGCTTACCCCTCTATCCACAAACGCAGCGTAGTTGTTACCATTGATAACCACCAAATAATCCTTGCCCCGTTTTTTCGTTGGAACTGCGATAATAGACTGAAGAAGTGTGCTGCTTGCGTTACTTGAATTAGCCTCGATTAAGTTAGACTTCATTACCTGACTAATGTTTGTAGCTAACTCGTATAAACTCTGACCTATTGTGGTGTCAAAGCTAATCTCTTGCAAGCTACTCGCATCCGTTCCTAAATTCCCAAGTAATGATTTATAGTCCATCTGCTTCGTCTATTTGAAATGTTACAAGGTTTAAAAACTCAACAACTCCCATCTTAAAAAAGTAATCCCATTTAGTCTTATCTCCTCCCGCTAAATTATTTATTGTTGCAATCCATCCCCATTTCTTGTAGAAAGGTTTAACCTCGCCAACTTGCCCATTAAATAGGTTGGGATAGCCTCCGATAATTTCTCTAAATAATTGCAAAAAAAAACCATTATAGGAGTAGCATCTTTTAGCTTCATCTTTAAGAGGTCGCTCGCCACTTCTTTATGAATCGAGCCATTATACAACCATTCGCCAAAGAACGATTTAACAGGGATGAGGAAAATAGCTAAGATATTGTGTATCTCGTCTGCGGGTTCATCCTTACCGGCAAAGTGGGCAAGGTCAATAAATTGGTCTGCTCTTATTGAACTTAATCTGGTGTTTAGATAGTACCAATTCCACCCCACTCGGTAGAACTTTGATAGCTTTGCTCTTGGTATTGAATTTTCAGCGTCTAATAATTCCTGATAAAGTTCTCCTAAGTCCCTTACCTTTTCGCTCGATGCGTTCGGGTAAACGAACATTAGCCTCTCAAGCCAATCTTCTTTGGGGATTTGGTTTAATTCTATGAACTTTCTTAAGGTTAAATTAAAGTAAGCCTGTTTGATTCGCATAATTTAAAATATAAAATTATCCTCTCATAGTAACATACTTGCCTTTCCTATTCTCGTTTAGCTTCATTAGTGCAAGGTAGCGTAGTGAGTCTATTAAGTGATTGTTAAAGTCGATAGGCTCGTTAATTAACTTTCCTGCCTTATCTTGTTTCCATTTGTAGGTCTTGAACTCCCTTGTAAGATTTGAGCCAATTAAAACTATCTTAAACCTTCGTAAGATGTCTATTGAGTTTAAGATTGAGTCCTTGCCCTTTTGCGTAGGTTTGATGTTCCACCCCATTCGATAGACTTCCTCGATTGATTTAGGTTCGGCACTATCGGCAAAGAACTCATCTCTATTTGTGGCAAAGTCTTTTAGTCTTGAACTTATATCTTGGTTTGTTAGCCCTCGTTCGTAAAGGTGTTCTTTGACGTACAAAGTGTCATCTCTCTTCCAAACTCCTACTACTGCACTTGGGTCATTCGTGAATCCCCAATCCAATCCAAACCCGATAAACTTTGCACCTTCTGGAATTACAACTCCCTCACTCCAATTATTGAAGACTAAACCAACCAACTGCCCTCTTTGACCTAAGCCAAATATCTTCCAATACTCAGGGTCTGCACTTGCTAAGTTTTCAATCTCCCTCTTAAGTGAATCGGGTAAGTGTGGGTTGTCCTTGTAGGTCGTGATTAATAATGCTGCATCCTCTCTTGGAATTACTTGGTCATAAATCCAATGTTCGAAGTCTGAGGGATTGTAGTCGATAATTATCTTGCCCGTAGTTCTTAGAACTAATTGCCTCCAATCTTCTAATTCCAACTCGTTTCCTTCGTTGCAAAATAGCACGTTCCTCTTCCGACCTCGTATCTTTTGAGCGTCATCCGTACTGAAGAACTCGATTAGATTCCCATTAAGTGTATAGGTGTTCTCGCTTTTGTTGTGGTACTTTTCTTCGTACAAACCCACCTCTTTAAGTATCTCAAAGAAGTCCCTCATTGCACTTGTCTTAAGGGCAGGTAAAGTCTTACGGACTATCGAATAGGTCAAACCCTTGTAAGTGGTTGCCGTTCTGATTATCCATTGAAGAGCAGAAAAAGTTTTGCCCGACCTTGCACCGCCTTGTAAGACTGCAATACGTTTGCCTTGATTCTTAAAGCTATCTTCTAAAAAAACTAAATTAGGGTTGAACTTCATAAGCAACTTTCACTTGCCCAAAATTTTCAAAGGTTGTGTCTTTAATCAATTCTTTAAAAACAGATATTTTAACCAAGTCGCCTGTCCACGAACCTAATGTGCTTAACTCAACCTTTTTACCTACTTCCCAATAAAACAAAGCAGGAGTTGAAACTTGCACATTGTCAACTAAGACGTAATTGCGTGATGAGAATATCTCAACCCTGACCATATTGCAATGTTCTTCATCTGTTTTTTTGCAGGCGAAATTTATTTGAATGGCGGCAAGTAGGATTAAAACCCTTAGTAATTGGTTATTCATTTTATTTGAGTTGTTGTTTTTATTTAATTTCGCCCTTCAACCAATCTGGCGCATCACTTATCTCAACTTTGGTTTCGGTCTTCTCGGTTAGTCCGTTAAGGCGTTGAGTGATAGATGGATTGTAAATGCCAAGCATACCTCCTAAGATTTGATTATCTCTTATTTGTTTCCTTATATGCGAACAGATAGCAACGAAGTCCGCATAAAGCCCATCTTTATTATCAAAATATTGGCTAACACATCCGTATTTATTATAGCAAAATATTTCAAACCCTTCTAAAGTGTAAGGTAGCTTGTACTTATCTGTAACTCTTTCGCCTTCTTTGCCTACATATTGAATTTTAAGCCATTTCCCAGCCTCTAACTCTAAATGCGTCTTGTACTCTTCGAAGGCTTTGAATAACTCTTCAGGTGTTTTAAATATCCTTGTCGGGTGCATAACTTACTTTAATAGATTTTTATAAACTTCGGTTCTTTTAATGTTCAATTTTTCGATGTTCCAATTGTTTTTTACTTCGTTGTAGAGATTAGTAGCAAGTTCGATTCTTAACTCCTCATTATTAATAAGTTTCTTCATTGACTTGTACCAATCTTTCTTTTCTACAAATATACAATTTTTGTTATTTAGTCCTATATTTTCGTAAACAGGGTTTTCGCTCACGATTACTGCCAAACCTTTTGCACCCATTTCTAACATCTTGAGGTTTGATTTACAAATGTTAAACTCTGTTTGCCTTAACGGAATCAATCCGATGTCCATAGCATCGTAAGCACTTGCGTAGGTGTTAGTGTCCATTGCGTTTATTCTTGCGTATTGGTTTACGTCTATCTTCCAATTTGAGGTAAATACTTTTTCGTAATAGCCCCAAGTCGGGTCTTTTTCCACATAACCCGATAAGATTAGTCTGTACTTATCTATTAAGTCTTGGTCGTGTAGTAGTTCGTAAAATGGAGTGTCTAACAACTCAACGTCTTGTTTGTGGGTTATTGAGCCACTCCAACCTATGTGAACCATATCTGGGGATTTTAACTCCCTTACCTTTTCGTCAACTTTGAATTGAGGTTGTTCGAAGTCTATTCCGTTAGGGAGGACTTCTACGTTTTTGTTAAAGTTGCCGATTATGTTAGATAAGTAATCAGTAGTAGTAGTTACTAAGTTCGCTTGCTTTAGATTGTAGAGGATGTGTTCTGCTCTCTTACCTCTTTTCCACTCGTTAAACATTGGATGACTATGAGGAAGAACCCAAGTATCATCTCTATCTATTACTACCGGTATGCCGATTCTTTTAAGTTGCTTCCAAAGTAGTTCTTGGTTTCCTAATTTACTGATGACTGAACTTGAAACTATTAAATCGTAATCGTGAAAGAATGAATCTGGCTGATGGTCAATTGAAGGTATCGCAGTAACTTGTTCATATTGGCAATGTGGGATAAGGATTCTGTGGTACTCAACCCCTGTTACATTTTGCGGGCAAACTAAAAGTATTCTCATTGGAAGTGTTCTCCTTTAAAGTGTTTTGCAAACGATTTACTTCTATCCCATTCTATTTCGATAGGGTTTTCAAAGCTAAATCTTAAAGCGGTTTCTATGTCCGCATAAGTAAATCCTTCCGCCTCTGCTTTTGGTTTTAGGTGCTGACAAATAAAAACATCGCCTGCCATTCCGTTGTATTCTTGAACCGAAATCCAATCAATAAACCTCTTACTTATTATTGAGCATCCCATATTCCCGACTCTGCCTCCGTTAATTAAGTTCCAATCCTTATTCCAAACTGCGCCAATGTAATCAAACTTCATAAAGTCGTAACTCCATAAATCAAAGTTTATCGGGTATCCGTCTGTTTCTAAAAACATCATATACTTAGTACTAAAGTATTTGCTTAACCCTTTGACTTGAAACCTCATAGCCTCCTCATAAGTTAAAGGGTCAATCTTATGCCATAACCCTAAATAGTTTTGAGGTTCATAAGGTGATATTATTCTAATCGGATTGTCAAGATTTGTCGCTAAGTACATTGATAGCCTTCCTGCTATGTCCGACCTTGCGTGAGAGTTATCCACACTAAAAATAATAATTGTTAAGTCTTTTATGTTCATATTAGGTTTAAGTTTTTAAGAGCATATTCAAAACCCTCTTGGTTGTACATCTCAAATCCTTTTGTAATTACATTAGGACATCCATAGTAAACTTCTAACAATCTATTTGCACCGCATTGCTCGGCTATTGAGTAGCACATTGACTGATTGCCAATAAATAGTGTCGAGTCTGCAATAAAGTCTTTTAACTCTAAGAAGTTCAGATGCTTAACGTATTCTAACTTTTCAACCTTTGATTTTAATAAGGCATATTCGATTTCCGTGCCTACAAAGTAAATCGGACAATTAACTTGATTGAGAA